GCACTAGCGAATATGACCCATATGGTGTTAAAGTAGTATATGCTCAGAAGATTCCTGCAACCTGGGATTTTCCTGTGCCCTTGTTGGTGACTACATTTGAGATGATGTTTGGAGGAAAGCGCATGAGTTGGACACAGCGTGCTGAACGTATCATATATCTTACAGATTCGAAACTAAGGAACAAAAATTAATCATGATATCTAAACCAACTTGGCTGTATAAGCCAGTTCATGTAAATAATCTCGAACAAATTAAAAAAGAATTTGAAAATATATACAAACATCATTATTCTAATATCTTTAAAGATCGTGGATTTACATTTACCTATCTTGATAAAGATATCGTAAGAGATAATGCTCCTATTTACATACAATTTCTAAAAGATTTAAAATTATACGAAAAATGGACATCGTGTATTTTTATAGGCACAAACGGAGACAAAAGATTAATCGATAGCCCAATTCACGTTGATACAGAAGATTGGCAAACTAGAAGTTACGCCTTAAATCTGCCAGTGATGAATTGTGAAGATAGTTACACTGTATTTTATAATGCCACAAAACCTAATGCGCAAGCCTACTTTGATGATGAACCAGTAACTGGGTGGGCAACTGCTCGTGGATTTGAATCCGATGAGGCTATAGAAATTGGAAGATGGAACGTAGAAAACCCGGCCTGGGTCAATGTATGTATACCGCATCGAGCAGAAAATAATAATTCAAATACACGATTAATTGTTTCAAGTAGATTTTGGCCAGAAATACACGAATACTTTGATGACACAAATAATTAAAAAATCATTTTGTCGTTTGTGTGCGGCACATTGTGGAATAAAAGTCACGATTCAGGATAATAAATTTGTTAAAATAATTCCCGATTTTGATGATCCAGTGAGCCAAGGCTATATTTGCGAGAAGGCACAAAAATTAATTGGGTTCCAACATAGTCCAGATAGAATTACTAGACCCATGAAAAAAACTGATAAAGGATTTGTGTGTATTTCTTGGGAGCAGGCTCTAGATGAAATAGCCGTTAGATTAAAAAAAATCGACAGGTCAAAAATATTTTACATGGCATCAGCAATGCCAGATCATCGCGGCGAATATACTTATGAGTTAGTTAGAAGATTAGGCGCCAAATATGTCAGTAATGTTTTTTCTATGGAAAAAATCTATCCATCAATGGTTAATAGCATGTTTTTTGGATCCCTTCCGCATGCCGATATAAAGAATTCACAAGCGCATATTGTAATCGGTCAAAATCCCTGGATTACCCAACACTATCCACGTGCAAGGAAAATATTAAACGATCTCAGTAACGATCCCAATCGCTATTTAATTGTAATTGATCCTTGCCAAACTGATACATCAGATATGGCTGATGTATATGTTAAACCGGCCCCAGGGACAGATGCTTGGTTACTATCGGCATTAATTAAGATAATGATAGAAAATGATTATATAAATTATGAATACATAAGCCAACAGACTAAAAACTATGATAAAATAAAAACATATTTTTCTAATGTAGATATTGAAGAATGCTTGAATATTTGTAGAGTGCCGGTTGAACAATTACATAATCTAGCAAAGATAATTAATTCAAGCACTAGTGTTTCTGTAAATTCTGGTAACGGAACATGCCACTCACTGAATCCATTTGCCGTTAACTATTTAATTATTTTATTATATACATTAACCGGAAACTACCAAAAAGTTGGTGGTATGAATATAATATCGGATCCTATAGATCCCGGTATGATCAGCAATCATTATTTCACAGAAACACATGTGCCTTTTGGAAATCAAAAACAATTTGGTGGAGTGACTTCTTCATCACTAATCGGAGATAACCTATACATCAATGAGAATCAAAAATTCCATTGTGTTATTATTGATAATAATAATCCGATAGGAAGATTCCCCAACAGCGATAAATTCAAATCTCAACTAGAAAATGTTGATATCGTTATTGCGTTAGATAGTTTTCAAACACAATCTACAGATGCTGCAGATTATATTTTACCAGTAAAAACCTTTTTTGAAAGTTATGAGGTTTCTACTATTAGCAATAAAATTGCACAATTAAGTGAGCCTATAATCGATTTAAATAGCACAAAAACAGTTATCGAAATTTATGAATTGATCTTAGAAAAATTATCTCTGATTGATAATAAAGAGTTAGATGAATTTAAATTATTATTTGATAAAAATCAAGTGGCATTTTATGATTGCCTATTTGAAAGATATAACAACAAAATTCCAGATGTTTATTATACACTCAATAAAGTAATAGGAAATAGATATAAAAATCTTGTAATACCTATAATGTGGTGGAAATTTTTTTTATTATCGAAGAAAAAATATACTACTGCTCAATCAATAGTTCTGTCAGATAAGTTAGCAGATGAATTAAATTCAACCGGAAAAGTAATAACAAACTTTCAATCTGAAAAAACAAATTCTATTATTGATCTAACTCCGGGCTATTTTTTATCAACGTTAAAATTAAATAAATTTCAACTGTCTGATCCAAACTATAAATTTATTTTACAATGTGGATACCGGAAAAGAGATGCTGTGAATAATATTATTCCAAATATTAATCAACCAATATTAGAAATTAGTAGTCATGATATGTTACAGCTATCACTCAGTAATAATGACCTGGTAATTTTAGAAACAGATTCAGCTGAAATCGTAATAAAATGTCGAGAAGATAAAAATCTACAAGCGGGGTTGATAAGAATAGCTAATCATGCTATTATTAATAGACTGACTAATAATAAAAATAGAGATTATTTAAATCCACAATATAAATTAGTATTTGCAAATATTAGGAAAACTCAATAATGGCAGTGGCAAGACTGATAATCAAAGACGAAGTCAATGTAAAGATAGAAGGACTTGATCTACATGAACGCAAAGAACTTTCAAACAAGTTTAAGTATGAGATACCAGGTGCTCGCTATTTGCCCGCAGTCCGTCTAGGTCGCTGGGATGGTAAGGTAGCGTTCTTCCAATTGGGCGGTAGCACCTATGTTAACCTATTGCCAGAGATCATTCCTTACTTAGATCAACAGGGCTACAGTTTAGAGTTAGAAGATCTGCGTGAATATAAAACACAGTATGACTTTGAAGAAGTAACAGAAGATACATTCAAACATATTAATTGGCCTGCTAAACATCCTATGGCAGGACAACCAATCGTATTGCGTGATTATCAAGTTGAAATCATCAATAAGTTCTTGGCTAATCCACAATGCCTACAGGAAGTAGCCACAGGTGCAGGTAAGACACTAATCACTGCCGCATTGAGTTATTGCTGTGAACCACATGGCAGGACTGTAGTGATCGTTCCAAACAAATCATTAGTCACACAGACAGAAGCTGATTATATCAACATGGGCCTAGATGTCGGTGTTTACTTTGGAGACCGTAAAGAGTTTGGTCGCACACATACTATCTGCACTTGGCAGAGTTTGAACATCTTACTCAAAGGGTCACGCAATCATGAAGTGGACATCACCATTGGCGAGTTCCTACAAGATGTTGTCTGTGTCATGGTTGACGAAGTGCATATGGCCAAAGCAGATGCGCTGAAAACTCTGCTTACTGGGGTAATGGCACATATACCTATCCGTTGGGGATTAACTGGCACGATTCCTAAAGAAGATTACGAATTTGTCAGCCTAAAGTGTTCGATAGGAGACGTTATTGGCCGTCTTAGTGCCAGTGAATTACAATCACAGGGCGTGTTAGCTAACTGCCATGTAAATGTCCTACAGTTAGTTGATCATGTGGAATATCGAGATTATCAAAGTGAATTACGATATCTATTAGAAACAGAAGGGCGGTTAGACTATATCGCACAGTTAGTAGAGTCAATACGTAAAAGTGGTAATACACTAGTCCTAGTAGATCGTATTGCTCCAGGTAAGGCATTAATAGAAAAAATTAAAGATGCAGTATTCGTTTCGGGAGGAACTAAAGCAGATGATAGGAAAGAACAATATGACGATGTTGCGACGATGGATGACAAAGTTATTGTTGCCACTTATGGTGTTGCCGCTGTTGGCATCAATATTCCTCGTATTTTTAATCTTGTGCTTGTTGAGCCTGGTAAGAGCTTTGTTCGAGTTATCCAGTCAATTGGTCGAGGTATTCGTAAAGCTGAAGACAAAGATTTCGTGCAGATCTGGGACATAACGTCTACATGCAAATTTGCCAAACGGCATCTAACAAAAAGAAAGCAATTTTACAAGGAGGCTAACTACCCATTTGTCGTAGAAAAGACAGATTGGCAATAAGATATGTATATATTAACATTAGAAAATACCGCGTATGAGATGAACGAGATACCAGATGAAGTCGAGGATCTACGTTTCGCCATATTAGATAACAGCGATCCAAAGAACCCAGACTACTTCTTTATACCTCTGATCTTCTTAGAATCATTTAACAGTCCAGCATTGGTATTACGCATTGGTGGTCACTTGGTCAAGATGCCTGTAGACTGGCAGATACTCATAGGTGAACCAGACTTTGGTGATTTAGAAGTAATACCATTGACCAGTATTAATGATAGAGGATTCAGTGTATTCTGTTTTAATCCTCTAGACAGTTTCAAACCAGAGTTCCACACAATCGAGATAGTAGATATCTATCAGGACGTCAAATGGTATTTTCCGAAACTGCGTCCAGGACAGATGCTGGCAGTGCCTATCACTGATGGTGAGCATCCACTGTGTGCTTATTTTGTCAAAGACATCAGTCGCCAAAGCGAAGTGGTAGACTACGGAAAAATATGGTAAAGAAAGGATTGAGCATGTGGAGACTTTGGGCCAAAGCTCTAGGGCAAAAAGAAGGCATCACTGATCAAGAAGCAGATGTAGTAGCCTTACTAAGGACATCAATCGTGGCGTTATATATCATTACTAACTTATTCATCATAGCAGGTATCATCAGGCATTGGTAACGTGGGCAAATTAAAACCAGGAGCAACTTATATCTATGAAAGTCCAGACGGGGGATTGACTACCTATGCCCGTGAATTTGGTGCTCCCGAAAGTGAACGCATTATGATTGGGCAAAGTTGGGAGGCTCGAGAATTAATCGAACAGCGCCTATGGAATGACATATATCCAAAACGGAATCTAAATCCAGCATTGACAGAAGCTGTTGAAAAATGTATAATTATATATAAGCTCTCAGAGGATTATAAAGATGGCATTTAACCCACAACAGTTTAAACAGAAAAAGAAACGGGCAGTAGATCCAAATGCGCCCCCTCGCCCAAATTTATTAAGTCAAGATAAAAAATTACGCGAGCAAACTGCTGCATTTGATAGATTGCTGAAAATAATAGATCGTCAACAGAACGAAATTGAAAATCTACAGAACAAATATCAAAGCATGCAGTCCAGCGTTGATCGAATACTTAACTATCTCAGCAAGGGATGGAGCAAGAAGTGAGCAATCCAGATCCACTTTATATCGGTAATGAGATGGCAGCTTACGATCGCAAGGATCGTGCTTACTATGATAAGTTTACAGATGAACAGCGTAAAAGTTTTTCAACATATCTAATGTTAAAGTATGGTGCTAATGTAAGTGGCAGTGGAGACATGCAGGCCTATTATCTCATGGCTACCAATGAGCGTGTGAACAAACACTTCTTTGATATCAACCGGCACCCTAAACTACAGTGGTTGGCTTGCACATCAGTTAGTCCTGGCATGGGCAATCAGTTCCACTATTGGTTGAAAAGCAAAAAGAAAGAAGGTGATAACAAGAGCCAAAAGTTTTTGGCCAAGTTATATCCTAATTTAAAATCAGATGAAATAGACCTACTAGCGAAGATCAATGATAAACGAGATATTGCAGACATGGCACGAAACCTCGGACTTGATGACAAATCAATTAAAGCCGAGCTATAAATGTAAGTATTGTGACAAAGAGTTCCGCAAGGAGTCAACACTTGCGGCGCATCTTTGCGAAGAAAAACGTCGCTGGCAACAGGAACGAGAAACAGGTGTGCAGTTTGGCTTACAAGCATATCTACGTTTTTATGAACTAACACAAGGTTCAGCTAAGATGAAGTCATATGAGGACTTTGTGATCAGTCCTTATTATCGTGCGTTTGTTAAGTTTGGACGTCACATGGTTGGTATCCGTGCGGTCAATCCCAGGATGTTTATTGACTATGTGATCAAAGAAAATAAAAAACTTGATCATTGGACGCATGAGAAAGTCTACTTAGAATATCTTAAAACGTATATGCGCAAGGAAGCAGTCCAAGATGCGCTTGAACGAGCACTGAAGGAGATGCAGGATTATGCAGATGAATTGGGCGAATTTAAAAACGGATTTAGTGATTACTTTAGGTTTGGTAATGCTAATCGCATTTGCCATCATATCAGTAATGGCAGGATTAGTCCTTGGATTGTCTATAACTGTGCCAGCGGTGTTGATTTCCTTGATGGACTAAATGAAGAACAGGTGGGAATAATCTTACCCTGGATAGATCCAGACTATTGGCAAAGGAAATTTCAAGATTATGTGGCGGATACTGAATGGATAAAAAGCATATTACAGGAGGCGAAACTATGATCGCCGATGAGCTTAAAGTATTATTTGATGAGTTGAAAACAGAACTAGTATCTGTTAAGTCAGAACTGATTTTGCTTAACTATGACGTCCAACAGGCTAGGATGCAGCTAGATAGAATAGAGTATGCGATCAATAATCCACCGCAAGCACCAGATCCTAAAAATTATACCATTGAGAAACTATGAAATTTCGCAATTCAGATTTTGAATTTTTTGTGCCTAAAAGTTTAGAATTTATGCTGGCAGATCAGCACGTTTTAGATTTGGCATCACATACAGGTGAAAGCAGTATCTGTTGTAGTGAATATGGTGCAAAAACAGTCATTGGAGTCGAACCAAGAGAACATTTGGTTCAACAATCTATAAAGTTGGCTAAATCGTTAAATTTTGATAATGTTGATTATGTTACAGGAGATGCGTGCAATAAAGATCAAATGATTGGATTTTTAAAAAATGTTGATACCGTAGTTACTTTTGGAATGTTTTATCATATCGCTGATCATAATTTATTATTGCAAACTATCTGTGAAAGCAAAGCAAAACATATTATATTAGAAACTGAATTTGGACCGGAAACACCTTTGCCTAGTATAGATTGGTGTGTTGAACAAACTGATAATGTGCGAAACGGGCATAATGGATATGATAAAATATTAGTAGGTGCACCTAATTTAAAATGGATCGACGATTGTTTATCTGTATATGGTTGGAAAATAGTTTATTTTAAAGCGTTTTATCAAGATCTAAGACAACGAATGATTCTAGCGGCAGTAAATTTAAAAAACTATAACTTTAATGATTTTAAAGACCTACCTGATCATATATGGGAATGGCATGTGGAATCGAATCAAATGGTAGATAAAAAGTTTATTGGGTTACGGAATGAAATTTAAATCAGACATCGACATAGACTTCGCTGATCGTCAACAGGTATTAGACTTGTTAAATGTAACACCAGCTAGTATTATCCGTGATGGTCGATTAACTCGCCATAATACAGGAGTATACGCCACAGATATACCCGTAGATCCATTCTCAGGATCAGCTAGTTTAGACTATCAGGCGGCAGAAGAGCGTGGCTATATGAAACTAGACTTACTAAATGTTCATGTATATAAACAGGTTAAGAGTGAAACACATTTGATCAAGCTCATGCAGGAACCCGATTGGACCAAGTTATATGATCCTGCGATTTGCGGTCAATTGATACACATCAACAATCACTACGATACCTTGCTTAAAATGCCAGAGCCTGTGGACTCTGTGACACGATTAATGATGTTTTTGGCTGTCATCAGACCCGCAAAGAGGCACCTAATAGGTAAGTCTTGGAAAGAAGTTGCTGAAACTGTTTGGGATAAAACAGAGGACGGCTACAGCTTCAAAAAGGCTCATTCTTGTGCCTACGCACATTTAGTAATTGTTAACTTAAATTTACTTGACGAAAAATGCTAGTTGGACGCATTAATGCTAAATATTTGTATGAACAAATATTATGTATATGCTTATCTTAGAGAAGATTTAACTCCGTACTATATAGGTAAAGGTTCCGGCAAACGAGCCTGGACATCAACCAGGGTTACATCTAAACCAACAGATTTGTCAAGAATCTGTATACTTCAAAATAATCTTACTGAACAAGAAGCTTTGGATTTAGAAGTAAAATTAATCGCACAATATGGTCGTAAAGATATAGGAACAGGAATACTTAGAAATCTTACAGATGGTGGAGATGGGGTTTCTGGTAGAATTACAAATTTTACAGAAGAATGGAAAGCAAAACTCAGGAAGCCAAAGAAGATGTCAGAAACAGGTCGCAAGGCACTCTCAGAATATGCTAAAAAAAGAATTCCTTGGAATAAAGGCAAGGCAATGAGTGAAGAACAAAAGAAAAAATTAAGTGAAGCAAATACAGGTAAAAAAAGAACTAATGAAGTAAAAGAAAAAATGTCTCAGCAGCGACAGGGAAAACCTGGCAAAAAACATTCAGAAGAAACAAAGATAAAATTATCTTTAATTAATAAGGGTAAAAAAGCAAATCAAGAAACAAAACAAAAGATTTCTGAAAGTCTAAAACGTAGTTATGCTGAAAGAAAACTTACTCGTTAACTTACTTTGCGAACCAACGTAATACTACGTCTTTTACTTCTTTTCTGAGCTATTTCTTTTAGACTAACATAAGGCCCGTGCTGTATAGCTACGTCCTTGCTGTTGAATGTTTTTAAACAGACCCGGAATTCTACCCAATCCTGCTTTAGAAACACATTGATAGGCACTAGCCTATTGCTTTCCCACCACCATTGTTCAGCCAGGGCTAAGAACTGTGTCTTCTGCGCTAGTGTGCGTAGAGCCGCATAGTCATAGATAGTGGTTATAACTTCGTCTGAATTCTGTATGATACCAATATAGTCATTACCGCCATAGGTAATATAGCTGATAAACGGGTATTGATCTAAGAGTTTCTTGTAACTGTCTTCCATAGGACCGCGATAAATATGTTAAAGAGATCGAAGACAGAATGCCAACAATCACAAGTTATTTAGCTATACAAAGAATACCAATAGAAGTTTTGGACTTCTCTGATCCCACACTTAAACCGAGGAACCGACCCGTGTATGCACGCCCAATAAAAGTTTATCAAGGCATAGATAATCCTATGCAGTTAATAGTTAAAAATCAGGATCAAAAACCCGCAAATCTAGTGGGCTACAGTGTGCGCATCGACATACAGGATCCTGTAAACGAAGTCACTGCCTACAGCTTTACAGCCAATGGACAGGCACAATACAGTAATTTAACCATTGGCACAACTACAGTATTGTTCACAGCTAATGTAGTTAATAGTCTGGAGCAGAGATTTTATAAACTGACCACGAGATTGATCAAAGCATCAGACAGCACAGAAACACCCTTGTATATGGATGATAACTTCAACGTTCCACTGGATCTCGAAGTGTTACCCGCTTACTACTCTACCACTGTGTCTGTGCAGAATGTCACTGAAACAGTTATTGACCCAGGATTACTACCATAATGGCCATAAGCTACGCAAACGTCCAAGTTACCAAAGTATTAACCTTACGTGGTAACACCATACAGAACAATCGCTACACGGGCCTGCCTGGTGAGCTGACAGTTGATACTGAAGCAAAAACCATACGCATACACGATGGTGTCACACCTGGCGGTAACGTCATACAAGGCGGTGGAAGTGGTACCAGCTACGGTAACAGCAACGTTGCGGCTTATCTAACAAACCCATCAACTACACTGTCATCTTTGAACGTTACTACAGCAGGCATAGCACAGATAAATGGCACTAATCCAGGTAGCGAATTAGTAATTCAAACAGGCGGCTCACGCAACTTTAATTTTAGAAGTTCGGGTAATTTAGAAGTACCTGGTAGCATTATACCAACAGCTAACGTAGCATATTCGTTAGGTAATATCACACACCAATGGAAAGATTTATTTGTCAGCAACAATACTATCTACGTAGGTGGCGTTCCACTAAGCATTGACGCTACCGGCAATCTAACTGTCAATGGCACGGTTATTCCTACCATAGCATACGTTAATGCGCAAGTAGCCAACGTCACAGTTGATCTCAGTGCTTATGCTCTAAACGCAAACGTAACCGCAGCTAATGTTGGTATCACTGGTTACATTGATCTAGCCAATACCATACAGTCAGCACAGGTCAATGCAGCCAATCTAGCAACTATCGCTGCCAATCTTGGTATGCGAGGTTATGTTGACAGCGTGGCTACATTGTCAATTTATGGTAATAGTAATGTAGCAAGTTACTTGCCAACCTACACCGGTGATATCGCAGCCAATATCAGCAAATCCGGTAAAACATGGACATTTGACAGCTACGGTAATATAACACTGCCGGGCGGTGCTACTTTAGGAATTACATCAACTAACACAGCGATATTAACAGCTGCGACCAGTAACACTGTGGACATACAGAGCAGCAATAGATCTAATAAACTACAGATAGATGATACCATGGTATCAGTTATGACCGGTGATAGCCATTGGCATTTTGATCTAAATGGTAAACTAACACTGCCCAGTGGTGCTAACATCACCAGTTACGGCGCCGGCGTTACTACAGTTTTTGATGATAACGGCGTTGTAATAGCTCAGCAGGTTGGAGTTAATGCATTTAGTGTAACCTCATCAACAGGTGTTAGAATCCTGTCTGGCGGTAATCCATGGCAATTTTACAGCGATGGTAGTTCAACATTCCCCGGTAATTTAACAGTCGCAGGCAATCTGACTGTCAATGGTAATGTAACTTACATCAGCGTTAACAACGTGGTCATCAGTGATAACATCATCAACCTCGCTGACTTAAATCCAGCAGACAGTCTCGACCTAGGATTTGCGGCACATCGCACACCATTTGGACAACCCTTACAGCACACTGGCTTGGTCAGAGATGCTAGTGCTAATCAATGGCGTTTATTCAGTAACGTAGTTCCTGCACCAGGTACTACAGTAGATTTTACTAATGCTGTATACGATGATCTACAGCTAGGCAATGTCACATCTACCGGAAATATTACAGCAACATACTTCATTGGGAACACTGAAGGATTAGTAGGGAGTATAACCAATCTTACAAGTTTAAACTTAACTGTTGAAAATATTGGTGCTCTGATAAGCAGTAATGGAGTCAACATTGGCGCTGGTGGCTACAACAATCTTTTGGTGTTACCGACCGATGTGCTGATACAAAACGTTCCATTGACTGTGGCTGGAAATATCATTGCAAACGAATCCACTGGTCTGTATATCACAGCCAATCTACCAGTGGGTGGCACAGCACAGATTTGGAACTTTGGTGCAGATGGTAGACTAACATTCCCAGGCACACCCAGGATCGACACCGACTCTAACAACTTTGAAGTACAGGCCGCAGAGTCCATTAACTTTGAAGCCAACGCTGTGGTCAACATCTACACTGACACCAGTGGATCTGCCTACCAATGGCAGTTTGGCTCAGATGGTCGTTTAGCCTTCCCAGGCACACCTGTAATTGACACAGACGCAAATAACTTTGATGTTATTGGAGCAGAATCTGTTAGTCTTGAAGCCAATGCTGCGGTCAACATTTATACAGATACCGGTGGATCTGCCTACCAATGGCAGTTTGGCTCAGATGGTAATCTAACCTTACCTAACGTAGCTTCAGTTTCAATCAACTACGCCAATGGTGTCAGCATCTTATCGGGATTAGGTAGTGGTGGTGGCGGTAACTATGGCAACATTGATGTAAAAGCCTTCTTAGAAACTGATGCCGGACCTGCTGATAATTTTGAGCGTAAGATCGAAGGTTACTATGCTAACTTGATACTTGGTGATACTACAAAATTATTTTCGTTTGGTAACAGTAGTAAATCTTATTTTGGCCATGATGGTTTTGCTAACATCAATATAAATTATGCTCGCGCAGACAATAGTGATGTCAGGATAGCGACCAACAACGGAGCTTATGCCTGGATATTCGACAATGCCGGTAATCTAACATTATCAGGCAACACATTCTCAGTTAATTATGCCAACGGCACACCGGTCACATTTAGCAGTAGTAGTTACAGCAACGTCCAAGTAGCCACATACCTACCAACTTATTCAGGCAATGTCAGTGCTCTGAACTTTGTTGGTGCTATCCAAGCTCAGGTAGGATCTAGTTTTTCCTACTCTACAAATGCATTTGGTGCTGTTCAAGATAGTGGAGGTGTGTTCTTACCAGCAGACAACAATTCAAATGCCATAGTGGCTGGCTACACCATAGTTGGTAACAGTGGCGCAGTGACCCTGACAGTTACGTCAGCGACTGTTGTTACTGGTACGCCTAACTTCGTCAACGTAACAACTACTCCAACTGCATCGTCATTTGCATATCCTGTTACAGTATACACAGCTAATTACAGTCCTGCTAAGTCATCAACTATAACAGTAGGCAATGCCACAGTCTCAGGCAATGTCTCTGCTACTTACTTCTTAGGTAACGGTGCACTCTTAACAGGTATAGTAGCATCAAGTGGTGGAACTAACTATTCAAACGTTAATGTTCAAGCCTATACAGAAACTATGGGCTTTAAGAATTACAGCAATGTCAACGTAGCGGCATACCTAAACACACAAGGTTATAACTTATACTCAAATGCCAACGTGGCCAGCTACTTGCCCTTATACGGTGGTGACATATCAGCACGCAATATCACGGTATCAGGTAACATCGCCCTAACTGGTAATGTCCTACAGATTAACAGTGCTATATTCTACGGTAATACCATCACTGGGTTCTCAGCCCTATACGCTGGTATCCCAGGATACACACCAATACCACAGGTGGTAGCACAGTTTACATCTGACTTTAACGGCTACGCACAGATTAACTCACAGAACTTGAACACAGGCAATCAAGCCTCAAGTGATTTTATTGCAACTGCTAACAATGGCACAGATTCAGCTTACTTCGTTGACTTTGGTATAGCGGGCAGTGGATATGATCCTAGTGTGGCTGCAAATAATAATGCTATTGGTACTGCCTTAACACCTAACGATGCTTATCTATACACCGCAGGCAACACAGCAGCCAATGGCGGTGGCAACTTGGTCATTGGTGTGCAGACCCTTAACAAAAATATTAGATTCTTTGCTGGTGGAGTGAACGCCAACAATGTGGTATTAACCATACAGGGCAACGGTATCAGCACGGCTGGAAATGTCACTGGCACATATTTCGTTGGTAGTGGGCAGTTCCTAACTGGATTACCAACAGCTTATTCAAATGTTAATGTCAAAGCCTACACTGAAAGCATGGGTTTCGCTAATTACGGCAATGTCAACGTAGCGGCTTACTTAAACGCTACAGGTTACAACCTATACAGTAATGTAAATGTAGCAACGTATCTGTCATCAACACAGGCTGTTATAGCTAACATCAAACTAGCACCTAGTGGTAACATTGTGTTTGCTGATGGTACTGTTATGACAACAGCGTCAGCGGGTGGAGGGTCAAGCTACTCAAACGTAAATGTAATCGCTTATCTAGCAGGTGATATCACAACAGGTAATATTACCACCGTTGGTAATATCACAGCAACTGGTTACGTCGTAACTGGTGGTGGTTACGGTAATATTACACAAGTTGATACTATTACTGCTAACAACGTAGTAGCAACTGCTAATCTTTACACACAGGGTAACGTCACAGCACAATATCTATTTGGTAATGGTGCTCTATTAACTGGTATTGTTGCCAGCGGAAGTAGTTATAGCAACGTCCAAGTAGCTACATATCTACCGACCTACTCAGGCAACATCGCTAACATACGCTTAGGTGTTGCAGGGGTGTTGACATTTGCTGATGGCACTACGATGACCACAGCCAGTGCTGGTGGTGGAAGCAGTTATTCAAACGTAAACGTTGCCGCATACCTAACAACCTATGGCGGAGCGATACAATCTAGCAACGTCCAAACAACCACAGCTAATATACAAGCAACCACAGCGGCTACAAACCCAGCTACTGGTGCATTAAGAGTGATGGGTGGTGTGGGTGTAGCTGGTGCAGTGGTAGCAGGACAATTAAACACCACAGGTAACTTGGTAGCTAATACTGTATCAGTTTATGGAATCAACGTAGTAGCTAACATACTAGCCAGCGCGGTACGTGCTGGCACTATTAACAGCACAGGTAATATCCTAGCACAGAGCATTATTGGTACTATTGCTACTGCTAGCCAGCCATCGATTACAGAAATAGGCACACTGGCAACACTATCAGTAACTGGTAATGCCACAGTTGGTAACTTGATAGGTACAGAAGCCAACACACGTATTATCGCTAACGTATATACTACAACATTTGATATCTATGGTAACGTCTCATTCCCAGGTAATGTTAATGTCAGTGGACTTGGTGTTACTATGCCTGCTCGTCCAGCGTTCCGTGTAAACGGTGTTTCTCTTTATAATGGTAGCCAATCTACTGCCAACGTTAACCTCAAAGATGTTGCAGTCTCTACCGCGTATAATCAAGGCAGTTACTTTGATGCCGCAACTGGTAAGTTTACAGCACCCGTAGCTGGCATATATGAAGTCTTGTTAAATGCTCGTGTTAATAGTAGTTTCAGCGGCCTAGCACAACTTGTGGTATTGAAAAATGGTCTTAACACAGCTGGCAACGTAGTTGCTTTTTGGGAAACTTCTAGTAACATAGGTGGCGCTACACATTTTGGTGTCAGCGGTACAGTTGTGTTGGCTACGGGAGATTATCTAAGTGCTAATATTTTAGTAGGTAATGTAACCTTTGACCAAAACGACAACTGGTCAGTGACTTATCTAGGATAATCAATGACTATCGTATCAAATGGCGTTCGATTTGGTGGTGGGGTCTTATTAAGTCCCATAGCACCCCTTCAGGTTATACAAAACGGGTTACTAATAAACCTACAGACAGCACCTACCAGCGGCAGCACATGGCCTAGCCAGACAGGCAGTAATAACACTACTATCGTCAGTCCTGGTAATGTCACCTACGTCAGTGAATACGGTGGCGGCCTAAGAATAACTACTAAAAATACTGCTTATTTTGATACTGGTGTTACTGCGACCACGATAGGCAACACATTCACCATGAGTATGACTGTGGCATTCAATCAAACACAGACCTATTGGGCTACTTGGTGGGGTAGTGACAGTTACAATGCTAATCAAGGTTATCTAGGTTATCAAAGTGGGGCCCTTACTTTTTCTTTTGGTGCTCCGCAAAGTAGTGTAACATTTAATCACAGCACGATAGGTGCTAACATTGCCAACGTCAACGTCTGGGACTTTACCATCAGCGGAACTACAGCAACCTACTACTTAAACGGTGTGTGGAAAGGCGCAGGAATGTTTACTGCTCCAACTAGCCTAGGCACTGCTAATCTATACTTTGCAAGTAGACACGTTAATAGTGGCGGAGGATCAACTGACACCGCAACAGGAGTCTATTACAGCATGCGTGTCTATAATCGTGTGCTGAGTAATGTAGAAGTAACTACAAACTATAACACACTTAAATCAATACACGGATTGCCATAATGATAATCCAAGGCGCGACTATCTACGGTACTACTATATACGATCAGACTGATCTGTATCCTTTCTCAACCTTTACATTTACTCCAGCGGGCATGATTGGTGCTACAGGACCTACTATAGGTAACTGCTATGCTACCTACAGCAACGTAGGTAATACTTGGTTACAGAATACCAGTTTCTTCAGTGTGCCTATACGAGGTTACCAAAGTTGGACCGTGCCAGGTGATGGTACCTATGAGATCGAAGCTGGTGGTAGCCGCAGCAGTATCAATACCTTTGCTAGCAACAGCTATAGTTTTGGTGCCACAGTCCGTGGTAGATTTACTCTACGCAGAGGTGATAAGATTACCATGGTAGTTGGACAATTTGCCGCTAACACCGTAAACAATGGTAGCTATGATGGCGCCGGCGGGGGTGGAGGAACATTCGTAGTCTTAGGCAATGTGCTTACTGGTGCTAATACTATCACCATGGCCAATGCTACACCATTGATCGTAGCTGGCGGTGGCGGTGGTACTGGACGCTGGACTGGATGGGAATCAGGCAACATCAAACTTGGCAGCAATGGTGCGACTACTACGTCAGGACTAAGATCTAATCAAGGTGCCGCAGCTGGTACGAATGGATGGGGTGGCAACAGCCATGTATTTGGTAATATAATCACAGGTAATATAACCCCAGTCAGCTTAAACTCATATGACTCAGGCGGTGGTGGTGGATTCTACAACGGTGGTGTATATGGATTAAACAGCAACGTCCGCACCAGCACAGGTAGTGCTAACTATGGTGGCGGTGGCCAATCATTTAGCAATCTAGCCATTGGTGGCGGATTAGCTACTAGTTACGTTGGACAGGCTACCACTGGCGGATTTGGTGGCGGTGGTGGTGGAACTCCTATCTGTGGTGGAGGTGGGGGTGGATATTCAGGCGGTGGTGGTGCGTATGCAGCAGCGGGCACAGCCGCAGACGGTGGCGGCGGCGGAGGATCATTCATCAATGCCAACGTAGTCAGCGTAGTAGCTACCAGCACTGGAACATATGAAGGTAATGCTACATTCAATGGAATCAGCATCAGCACTGTTGGATTCAGCACTAATATTGGCTACGTAAGGATAACCAGAGTATAATCAAAAACTCTTGTTCTAACCAAAAGTTCAGTGTATAATATAATATATGCTGAATATCATAAGCGACTTCATAAAAGGTATTTTACCTACAAAAAAGAAAACCACACCCAGTGGTTGGACCAGCTTCAACGCACCTTGCTGTCATCATAATGGTGAAAGTGCAGATACACGTGGTCGTGGCGGGTTAACTGCTAATCCAGATGGCAGTGTCAGCTATCACTGCTTCAACTGTAACTTCAAAGCCAGCTATCAACCAGGTCGACATCTAACATTCAAATTCCGTAAGCTACTAAAATGGTTAGGTGCAGATGATACTGACATCAAACGATTAGTTATCGAAGCTATCCGCGTCAGAGAATTGGTTAATCCAGAAGAGGTTAAACAGGAAGCCGAAGAAGAAAAGATTGATTTCAAAGCTCGTGACTTACCAGAAGATGCAGAGAATTTGGTCGCACTGGATTATGTCCATCCAGCATTAGAATATTGCGTGGCACGCAAAATTGACCTAGACAAATATCAGTTTTACGCGACCAAGCAAGAACAATATAATCTGCACAAGAGAATACTTATTCCGTTCATCTGGCAAGGTCGAACCATTGGTTATACTGCTAGAGCCATCGAAGAAAATGTTAAACCAAAATATCACAGTAATTATGAACCAAACTTTGTGTTTAATATTAACAATCAACAAGCAGACAGCAAGTTTGTTATCGTATGTGAAGGACCTTTTGATGCTATGAGCATAGATGGAGTAGCAGTATTAAATAATGAATGTAATGAAACACAAGCAGACATTATTGAGTCATTGGGCAGAGAAGTTATTGTTGTTGCTGATCGAGACAAGGCTGGTGCTCGGATGATCGCCAATGCTATTGAATATGGTTGGTCAGTCAGCTTTCCTGTGTGGTTAGAAACTTGTAAGGACGTGAATGAAGCAGTGGTAAAATATGGCAAATTGTTTGTGCTGAAAACTATCTTAGACAGCAAGCAGACGAGCAAACTCAAGATAGAACTCATGCGGAAAAAATTGTATAACTAATAATATGGACCCAAAACGTAAATTTTTCTTATTAAAGCAAGCTAATCATTTTTGCTCAGCCCCGTGGAATTATTTTAAAGTTGACATGGGAGGAAACATATCCACTTGTGTAAATGGTAAAAAATCTCTAGGAAATCTTAATCAAAATACCATTGAAGAAATTTTAGCTAATCCTGACCTATTAGAAATTAAAAAAAATTTAGTAAATGATGTGTTAGATGATAATTGTAAGTTTTGTCAATCACATGAAAATATTGTTACAAACAATGACGATTATAAATTTATCAGAGGATTATATAACACAATGTTTAAATCTGCAGATGTTAATTATGATAATTTAGCAGAATTTAAACTTCGTGGGGTAGATTTACATTGGAGCAGTATATGCGATTTAAAGTGTATCACTTGTTGGAGCAATCAAAGCAGTAGTATCGCGCAAGAACAAGGCAAAGAAATTTTACATACTCCGACTGAACAAGCAGATAAATTAATTGATTATATAGTAGCTAATCAAGAAACATTAAAAGAAATATATCTTAGTGGTGGTGAACCAACATTAATTAAACACAATCTTCGATTACTTAAAAAACTCAGACGTGATCTGTCATTTCAAATACGCATAAACACTAATATGATGTATGAACAAGACAATCAGATAATTAAAGAACTATGTGAATTCCCAAATGTATTATTTACTATTAGTTCAGATGCAATGGATGAAAGATTTAACTATATTCGCAGAGGTGCCGATTGGGATAAATTTATTAAAAATTTAAACGAGTTAAGTAAAACACACTTTACCTGGAGGGTGAATAGTGTATTTTTTGTAGGTAGTGCTTTATATCTTCCCGATACTCAAGAGTTTTTTATTGAGAATTACGGATTCGATGATTTTACTATTAATCAATGTCAAATGGATCATGACGATTTACGCTGTAGGAATCTACCCCTAGAACTTAAAGATAAAGTTTTAGAAAAATTAACAACGCATCAAACTTTATACAATCAAAATTATAACCTAGTCGGACAACTTAATAATTGTATTACAGAAGTTCGCCAAAACGGGCAGCCGAGTTATCAAAATTATTTTGAAACAATTGATAGGAAAGCAGGAACTGAATGGACTAAAACATTTCCTGAATTAGTATATGACAACTAAAAATTGCTTATTGATTGGATGTGGATCAAAATTTGGTCTTGGAATATTAGAACATCTATCAGCAACGGGTTACACCGTGAATTCTATATCGGGATCTGAATTAAAATATCCAAACGTAAATCATTTAAAAATTGATTGGAAAACTATTAATCCAACACAGATTGAAAAATTTCTAAAAGAATTACCCAGTCTTGATTTGATATTTTTTAATCAAAATTCATCGTCATTAAATGCGACTGATTTTATTAACAATAAAAATACATTAGACTTGTGGAAGTTAGAAAAAGATTGGAGCCAATCGCATTTTGTAAGTTGCATACTACCCTTCCATATCATACATACATTAAAATCCTCAGATAAAATAGTTTGGATGTTGAGCCCTTTGGTATATCATCATGATGATGAGCATATCGGATATGCTGATTATATTAGCAATAAATATCAAAACTATCTGATACTTAAAAATTTTAGTAAACAAAACAAATCTATTTTCATTGGTTTAAATCCAGATAAATTGCTATCTATTAATAATGATGTTAGAATAAAACAAATGACAGATTTTATAGAATCTATAGATGAAACTGCTAGCGGTCGTGTGTTTTTCTTAGACGGAACCGAAGATAAGGATTTTAACAAATTTGATAATTAATATATGACAAAAGAATATAGCCCAGAACTACAGAAACTATTTTTAGAAATGATGCTACAAGATGCACAATCATATGTGCGTGTGCAAAATATCTATAATCCAGAAAACTTTGATCGTAGCCTACGCGAAGTGGCTAAGTTTATCAAGACACACACTGATGATCACAAGGCCATGCCCACTGCTGAACAGGTAAAAGCAGTCACAGGTGTGGAATGTAAGCCAGTGCCAGATCTTACAGAAGATCATTATAGTTGGTTCCTAGCAGAGTTTGAAGGATTTACTAAACGTAATGAGCTTGAACGTGCTATCCTTAAAGCTGCAGATATGTTGGAAAAAGGTGAGTATGATCCTGTAGAAAAACTTATCAAAGATGCGGTTCAAATATCATTGACTAAAGATCTAGGCACAGAATACTTTGAAGATCCCAGAGCAAGATTAATGGCGATTAAATCCAACAACGGACAGGTGTCAACAGGCTGGCCTACTTTAGACAAGCGTTTATTTGGTGGCATGAACAGAGGTGAGTTAAACATCTTTGCGGGTGGATCAGGATCAGGCAAAAGTTTGTTCATGCAGAACATTAGTATTAACTGGGTCACACAGGGACTTAACGGTGTATATCTAAGTCTAGAGTTGAGTGAAGGACTATGTGCTATGCGTATGGACAGTATGGTAGCTAACGTTTCAACTAAAGAAGTGTTTAAGGAACTAGACACAGTTGAGATGAAGATCAAGATGACAGGCAAGAAATCAGGTAGCCTACGTATCAAATATATGCCAGCACAGTCAAATGTAAATCAAATCCGTAGTTACTTAAAAGAACTACAGATACAGACAGGTAAGAAACTAGACTTTATCATGGTAGACTACTTAGACTTGGTCATGCCTGTGAGTGCTAAAGTCAGTCCAAATGATCTATTTGTCAAAGACAAATATGTGTCAGAAGAACTGCGTAACTTGGCTAAAGAATTAAACATCTTGATGATCACTGCTTCACAGTTGAATCGTGGCGCTGTAGAAGAGATTGAATTTGATCACAGTCACATCGCAGGTGGATTAAGTAAGATCAACACAGCAGATAACGTGTTTGGTATCTTTACTAGTCGTGCTATGCGTGAGCGCGGTCGCTATCAACTACAACTTATGAAAACACGTAGTAGTAGTGGTGTGGGGATGAAAGTGGACTTAGAGTATGATTTAGAAACCTTACGTATCACAGACCCAGGTGAGGAAGCTCAAGAAAGTGGTTTGCGTGGAGTTGGCGCAACTAATATCCTAAGTCAGATCAAAACTGGCAGTAGTGTAAGCCCAGCAGAAGACACATCTAAAATTAATGCTAGTGTAGACAGCACAAAACTAAAAAGCATGCTAGCTGGTCTTAAAAAAGTAGAATGATTTATACCTTTGGCGATGGATTTGCCGCAGGGCATATATGGCCTGAATGGCCGCAATTACTTGAACCCATAATTCAAACATCTGTCAAAAATTTTGGACACATTGGTGCCGGGAATGAATATATTTTTAACTGTGCAGTAAAGTCTGCGTTAACTGCAACTTTTTCAGATACCTTTTTAATACAGTGGGCTCACCCAATTAGATTTGACAAACTCTTAGAAGATGATAACTGGGATGATCTACAAAAAACAGACGACGTATACAGAGACCTAATCGCAGAATCTTTTGAACAGCGTTGGTGGTGCTCTAGCAAATCAGAATTACCAGATATTATTAAGTATAATGAATTTTACATCCAATCACAGCAGGCAATAAATCGCTCTATTTTATACATGATTACACTATCTGGCTTGTTAGATAAATTATCTATACCACATTTATATTTTTTAACTTATTCCTTTGATTATTCCTCACATAAAAATTATCCAGATATAAAAAAATTACCTTGGATAGATCTTAATCAAGGCATGTGTGAATGGTCTGATCTATATCCAGATCTACGCGGCGATAATATACAACCAAGACCTTTTTTACATGCAAAATATATTTTTGAAAAAATATTACCTGGTTTAAATATAAAACTAGATACCGCAGTGCAAGAACAAATCAATGATCGATTAAGTAAAATCTATTTTACTGCCTATGATCCAGACCGAGACCAAATTTGGAGTAATTTAAAAAATGAAATTAATATGCTTTTCAAATAATACTGCTGGCGGGTTATTGTGCAATTTATTAAATAAAAATTTTGATTTAGAAAAACATCATCAATTTACCTACAGGGTTTCAAGCCAGCATCATGAAGAATTTAAATTTGGTGATTCGCCGAGCATACAAAAAAATTTAGATTTAACTTTATGGAATAAAAAAATCGAAGATTGGGGGAATGATACGTCTTGGGTATGCACACATGCACACCCATCTATTATTCCTGACCTAAGTATATTTGAGGAGATTATAGCTATAACTACTTTGACTCGAACAAGTCAACTTTATAGATGGCTAAGATATTATCATGGATGGTTTAAAATAGCAGACCCGACTTGGATAGAAAGTAATAATATCACTCCTATAGATAAAGTAAGATGTTTAGCATATAATGTTTTTGAACCATTTGAAGCTCACCCACTTTGCAAAAATATAGAATTTGAAGATATCGTATCGGGTAAATTTGTCCAAGAAAACAATTTAGATCAAGAATATTTTAATGAATGGAAACAACGTAATCCATGGCTTTATCCTGTAGAACAAAACTCGTGGGCGGTTAAGAGGTTCAATGAAGCAGAATATGAAATCCTATATAAAACTCCATATGAGTATATCTGATTATCTTCGATAAATATACTAAATTGGAGTAGAAATCGTGCAGAAACGCACCCGTAGCATACTTACAGAGCTTGACGAATTACTCACGCACAAAGACAAGGATAATCTCCTAGAGTCACGTGCTAATAACATCATCAATGGTGCTATTAACCTAATCCGTTATATCCGTGAAAACTATGATGCCGAGCAAGCTCTTGAGCTTGAGCGCCGTCTTCTTAATGCTATCAAGGGTCAAGATCCTGCTAAATTCGCTCGAGGCATTAGGAAGATCAAAGATGAAGATTAATGAAATCATACAAGAAGGCATTTGGGATAATCTAAAGACAGCAGGACAAAACGTTAAACAAGGTGCAGGCACATTCGTTAATAAAGTTGGTCAGGGTGCGAGATCTGCGTATAATACCGTGGTCCAACCGCAGGCACGGCGTGATAGAATGGCCCAGGCCGCTGCGGCACAAGAAATAACCCCAGCAGAATTAAGAATGAAAAATGTTGGTACTTTTACTGGAGACCTGGCAAAAACTATCAGCCAGGCAAGTTCAGGACAAAGTTATTTTACACAAGCTACTCCTACTATACCTAAACAAACTATCCCTGCAGGGGCAACAGTAGACACTGAGTTTGGTCGTTTCAAATATTCAGCACAAGGGTGGATGAGTCAAAGCAATCAAGTGCAGAAAGATCCTCAATTGATCACTCACCTGACAAACAAGTATTATCAACAACATGGCGATGATCAACCAACAGCACAACCTATCAGTATAGGCGGCCAGACTATCAACCCAAATGATCCAAAATATGCCACTTTAATGAAACAACTACAACAAGCACAAAAGACCACATAATGAAATTATTTGAAATAAAAGGCCAAACTCCTGGATTCTTGCTAACAGAAAGCAAGAACGTTCATCTTGAACATCTGGAAGATTTGATCTTTAATAATGGCTATGCTGGTGCTGAAGAAGCACTTAACTACATTGATAGCCTACGCCACATGTTGGCAGAAGGCACAGGAACGACTACACAGCTGACAGTTAAATGGGATGGAAGCCCGGCTATCATCTGCGGTACAGATCCCGCAGACGGTAAGTTTTTTGTAGGCACAAAAGCAGTGTTTTCTAAAGGCGAACCTAAGCTCTGTAAGTCAGCCAGAAATATCGAACAATGGTATGGTGATCAACCTGAGCTAGCAGAAATATTGTTATCAGCATTGAAATATCTCAGCAAGCTAAACATTGGTGGAGTAGTTCAGGGTGATCTAATGTTCACCCCTGGTAAAGTTAACACAGTATCAGTTAACGATGAAGACTGCTACGTGTTTACTCCTAATACTATTACCTATGCTGTTCCGGTCGCTAGCCAATTGGGTCAACGTATCGCTGGTGCACAACTAGGAATCATATTCCATACTACATATTCAGGTGCAGACACAGTGGGTGACATGACTGCCAGTTTCGGTGTAAACGTCACAGGATTTACACAGACCAAAGCTGTATGGTTTGATGATGCCACATACAAAGACTATACAGGTATCGCTAGCTTGACTCCCTCAGAAAACTCTAAAATAGAAAAATATCTAGCGGCAACGGCTAAGACCATGCAGAAGATTGGACCGCAACGCTTTGATATCATCTTACAGGACAAAGAATTTGCACGAATGATCAAGCCTTTTATCAACAAACAGATACGTGCCGGTAGTCATGCTATAGAACCCACACAGTTCCTACAGGATTTCATCAATCACTATGAACAGGAAATGATGAAAGGTATCGAAGAACTATCAGGTGGTCCGCAGGGTCGTGCAGCACAGGGTCGGATCGCCAAGATCAAAGCCAAAGAGCAGTGGATCGC